TGGGAACGAGAGTTAGGTGAATCATATATCGATGATGAGATATGGTTTGAGTATGAACCTAAAAACTTTTATTTTAAACCACAATATGTTAATAAGACATCTCGTGATTTGAAATATGGTAAAGCAGATATTCGTTATCGTAATGGTGATTACTCAATTGGATATACAGGTTTGTATTCAGATGATAAATTTGAAAGTGGTTTATCTGTAGGTATCCAAAAGAAAAAACAAATCAATGGTAGATTATCTATGGAAGCAAAATGGGATGGTTATTGGTTTCGTGATGAGTTGACAGGATATAACAGATTTGATATGGAAGATTATGCTCAATTAAATTGGAAAATTTCTGATAAGTTGATACTTACTAATATCTTTGATTACAATGATATCAAAGGTAGAAAGTACTACAAATTTAAAGTAGGAGTAGAATATGAACTTGGCGGAAATTAAAAAGAAGTTAGAAGAGGCGTACAATACTGAGGATTGGAACCTTATCGAAGATTTAATTGATGTTCTCGATACAGTCATTACTCTTGGTGCTGATAATTGGGAAGATGAGTACGATGATGATGAGATTGATTAAAATATGGGGCTGCTTGGTATCGACAGGTGCTGTTTCGTATTTAAGTGCAACGAGGTTTGAGCAAGACCTGCTAAAAAAGGTTCACTTTGTTTAATTGGCAATACTGCTAATTTCGCTTACGCTTAATGTGTAAGGCTCGTTCCATGACTCAGATAATGGGTAACGGGTTCATAAATCTGAAAAGAACTCACTTTAGTTAGAGGGAAGTTAGTGATTAAAGAAACTACCAGTTCTCAAGACCTGTATATAACTTGATAAGGGTTGTTGGTGACACATTCGGAACCATCTAAAGTTGTGAACGACTTAATATGATAGGTAGACTGGACGGGGGTTCGACTCCCCCCAGCTCCACAAAAAGTTGTAAATAAATTGTAATAATCTCGTGAAAGGAGATATTTATATATGAGTGTGTATGAAGACCTTCATGATGAAAATACCATGAAGAATTTAAAAACATTTTTGATAGTTTCAAGCATATTAGTGTTTAACACATATGTTTGGACAGTTATCTTTGACAATTACAAGGAGTTCCACAAGGACTCAGTTCGAACAATAGAATCCGAAAATGAGAGATTAAGTGCTCTTGTTGAGGAATTCAAACTTGAGGGAATGGAAGTGACAGTGACAATGTATCATCCTGTTCGTTCTCAAACAGATTCTACACCGAACATTCTCGCGGATGGAACGCGTATAAGGGTACACAAAGCTAGCGAGTACCGATTCATAGCGGTTAGTAGAAATCTTTTGAAACGACATGGTGGATTCTTGGAATATGGTGATTTCATTGTACTTAAGGGAACTGGTCAAAAGGATGGAGTTTATCAAGTCAAAGATACGATGAATAAGAGATTTGTCAACAGAATTGACATTCTTGAATCGCCTGGCACTAAGCCGTACAAAGTTGATAGTGCAACTATCATGAAAACAAATTTAGTATTGAATAACGCAAATTAAGATTATATTTATTATTAAACAATAACGGAGTTACATTGAAAAAATGGTTTTATGAGAGAAGTCGTTTCTCTGAGTTCAAATCAAATACGACATATCACAAACTTCTGCAAATGACTGCAGATGAATTTACAGAATGGGCACGATTACTTCGTAGTGAAGTTACTGAACAATGGGATGTTCATGGTACACCACCTGTCATTGGTAAAGATGAAGAGGGGTTGATTACCAAATTTAAAAAGTTAAAAGGTAATCCATGTGATTATTTAATTGAAGATAATACTGGTGATGAAGAATCACTTGGTATAATTAAGAACTTCAACAAAGATGCATCTGGTGTAAATCAATTCTTCCCTACAATGTTAAAAACAAAAATCAGTATTGGTAAATCAGCAGATAATGGTTTATCTATCTACGACCACTTTGGTGACCCAGAGATGGAAGAGAAGTTCGTACATATAATGCGTAGAGCAGTAAAGAGAGATTCTATGTATTCATGGTCAAGAAGTATCGTTACTAAGAAAGATGAGAATCCATTTTGGAATGGTGAGAGTGGTAAAGAGTTTATCAAGAATGTTCATGATGGTAAAGTTTGTATTGGTAAATATAAAGATGTAGGTTTCGTACTTGCCAGAGTAAAAGAAAGTACGGTCGGTAATTATGGTACTATGAATGAAGAGTACAAAGGACATGGTAATGTGTATCTAACTGCAGAAGATGTGCAAGAGTGTAAAGATAATGGTTGGTTAACAGATACCATGTTAAGTAATATCGATGAGATTATATCAGAAGAAACAAGTAAGAGTGGTAAGGTTACTAAGTTCTTATATCTAATTAGACACTATGATAAAACAGTCGGTATCTTTCCAAAGATATTACAAGTGTTTAGATTAGCATGTGGACAACCTGCAGTTAACTTTCCACCACTTACAGCAAAACTCTTGTACGAAAAATTTACAGACCATATAGATAATCAAGAACAAAGATTTCATATCTATGACCCAAGCAGTGGTTGGGGTGGTAGAATCTTAGGTGCCATGAGTTCTCGTAAGAAGATACACTACATTGGTACAGACCCTAATCCAGATAACTTTGGTAGGTATGAGGCAGTTGCTGATTTCTATAATAGTAATTGTGTAGATGATTTTTCTGAAACATTTACTCAGTTCTTTGAGGTAGAAAAACAAAGTAATACATATGATGTTTATAGAGAGGGTAGTGAATTAATTGGGAACAATTCTAAATTTCAGTCGTATAAGGGGGCGTTAGATTTAGTTTTCACATCACCACCATACTTTAACAGAGAACAATACTCGCAAGATGAGAATCAATCTTTCAAAGCGTATAGTCAATATGAAGATTGGGTTGAGAACTTTCTTAGACCAACACTCACTACAGCATATGAGTATCTAAAAAATGATAGATACATACTTTGGAATATCGCTTCTATTAAGATTGGTGCTAACACTTATTATGATTTAGAGGGTGATAGTAAAAAAATACTTGAAGAGTTGGGTTGTGAATATAAAGGTAAACTAAAAATGTTAATGACAAGAATGATTGGGTTAGACCCGAGTAAGACTGGAATATTAAATTCAGTACAACATGATAATAATGTTTATAAATACGAACCTATATTTGTGTACTACAAACCATGATAGTAATTAATTCAAACTCACCAACGGATGCTTGGATAAAATCACACGAGTATCTTTTAGAAAATGGTAACAAAGATGTGATGAATGAATCTATCAACATGAGTGTAGAGATAGAAGATAACTTTGATATAGACCCAAAGTTTGATGGTATATTTAGAGATGTATTTGGTAATGATAGAATTGATTATGCAAGTTCTGTTACATTTGTAGAACCAACACAACATCCTTTTATGGATGAATTACAATATCAACAAAATGATACTTCAGTAAAATGGAACAAAACATATTGGGGTAGAATGATTAATTGGGATAATAGTTTTAATCAAGTGGAACAAGTTATCAAAAGATTAAAAGAGCATAAGAATAGTAAAACCATAGCCATGAGCATATATGACCCAAAATCCGATGGTAGAAAGACTATGGCAGGAATGCCATGTTTGTTATCGATTGATTTGAAACCGCGTAAAGAGGGATTATATCTTACAGCTTTTTTCAGAAGTATGAGAATTAGCAAGAGTGGTTATGCTGATTGGGTTGCGTTATGTGAGATGGGTAAGTTCTTATGTGAACAAGCAGATTTAAAATTAAAACGAGTTACAACAATCGGTGGTTCAGTTCATCTTGGTGATATGAACAACGAAAAGAAAAATGTAAAGGAGATACTTCGTGTGTGGAATAGTTAGTACTATTAATCATAGTGATGAAGTTGTACACGATATGTTACTTCAAATTGAACATAGAGGTAAAGATAATAGAGGTATATACGAAAGTGGTAATGTACATCTTGGTCATAATCGATTGAGTATCAATGATGTAAGTGAGGCAGGAAACCAACCATTTGTATTTGATGATTATGCACTTGTTGTTAATGGTGAGATTTGGAACTATCCACAATTAAGAAAAGAATATGAAGAACGAGGTTATAAATTTTTTAGTAATAGTGATTCAGAAATAATTTTATATCTGTACAAAGAGAATGAATTAAAAAGATTAGAGGGTATGTTTAGTTTTGTATTGCATGATTCATTAACTAATGAATTAGTTATATCAAGAGATTGGGTTGGTAAGATTCCATTATACATTTATAACAATGATACAAATATTTTGATTGCATCAGAAATGAAATCAATTCTAAAAGTATTACCACAAGCAGAATGTAAGTTTGTTCCAAAAAATTCAGTAGTTAGAATAAATACAATTACTGGTAAAGTACATATAGAAGAAGATTATTATTTTACTTGGACACCATTTGAAGATAAAGAGTTTGACCAAGATGAGGTTAATAAAAAAACTTATGAGTTGTTAGATACCGCAGTAGAGAAAAGATTATTAAGTGATGTTAAGATTGCAACTTGTTTGAGTGGTGGTATTGATTCAAGTGTTATCACATATTTGTTAAGTACTAAGATACCAGATATCGTATCCTACACAGTCAAGTTTGATGAGGATTCAAGAGATTTAATGTTTGCAAGAATGGTTGCAGAACATATTAATATTCCTTTGGTTGAGGTTGAGATACCAAGAGACCCAGAAGAATTAAAAAGAAAATTTTTAGAAACAATAAAGGTTATAGAATATCCATCAACAGTCCAAATGGAAGTTGGTATTCTACAAAGTTATGTAGCAGAGAGAATGAAAGAGGATGGTGTTAAAGTTGCGTTTAGTGGTGAGGGTTCTGATGAATCATATGGTTCATATGGTACATTTAGAATGTTCAGTAAGAAACCTGATTGGAGTGATGTAAGGAAAAAGTTATTTGAAAAACAATACTATGGTAACTTACTTCGTGGTAACAACATCTTTATGAATTACGGAACAATAGAATTGAGATGTCCTTTTTTTGATTTAGAGTTTTTAGATTATACTACTAACCTAACTCAACCAGTCTTGGATGAGGGGAATCAATGGAAGAAACCACTTGCTGAAGCATTTCGTGGTTACCTACCTGATGAAGTATGTGACCAAGAGAAAAGGGCGTTTCAAAAAGGTACGAACTTTAAAGATTATATTGAAGAAGTAATTCTAAATGATACAGAAATAAATTTTAGAAATAGAAAAAAATTATTTCATTGTATCGGTGATAACTTTGAAAGAATATTTGGCTTCAAACATAAAGGTATGAGAGATACTCTAAGTGGAACTGAGGGTGGGTTCGATAAATGGATTTAATACAAACACCGATAGAAACATATTCACTTAAAGGTATTGATGTTGATGTCAAACGAGATGATTTAGTTGGAGATGGTGTAACATTTCCACGATGGGCAAAGATAGAGGGTATCAGAAGAATATTAGAAAGTGATAGTATAGATAAATCAAAGCCGTTAACACACTTATCAGTTTATGGTAGTTGGACAGGTTGGACACTATCACAATTATGTAAAGAGTATGATATAGAATTTATTTCTGCATATCCTAATACAGATAAGTTTCCACAAGTATTGTTAGAACGAGTTGAGGGTAATGGTGGTAAGTTACATCCTATGAGACCAAACATGATGGCGTTTATGCAGAACAAACTAAACACACAAGCAAAAGAAAATGGTTGGCAACAATTACCTTATGCGTTTAATCATCCAGCATACATTAGTTATATGGGTGATAGAATGAAAGAAGTATTAAAAGAAAAAGAATATGATAATCTTGTAGTGAGTATCGGAAGTGGTGTAACTGCAAGTGGATTGATAAAAGAATTTTTAGAGTATGGTGATGATTGGTGGAAGTTAGATTCAGAATCAAGAAAAGTATACTCTATTACGATGAGTGCATTCTCATCAACAAAAAAGATTTTAAATGAGAATCATGCTGGTGATTTAAAAAATATTATACTTGAGAAATCACCTTATGCATTTGATGATATGATGGATGATTACGAAGTACCATTTGATTGTAATGAATTTTGGGACAAGAAACAATGGTATTGGTTAGAACAGAATATTGAGAATCTAAAAGGTAAGACACTCTTTTGGAATATAGGTGGTTCGTATTTAAAATCAATAGGCAAAAAAAATAAAAAAAATACTTGACTCGTATTGGCATTTGGCCTTATATTAACACATATTAAATTGGAGATTTACAAACATTATGAAACAATTGACTGAACAACAAATACAAGACAACTGGTTAAAACTTCGCGGTATCATTAATGATACATTCGAGGGAGAACGATTAGAAAAACTAAACAAGATGTACGATTACTTTGAAGATAGAATGGTAGTTGCACCAGCAAGTGCTAAAGAACATTATCACAATGCTTGTGTTGGTGGTTATGTAGAACATGTCATTCACATTGTAGAGATGTCTCAACAAGTAAGAGATTTATGGTTACAGAATGGAGCAGATATTAATTTCACAAATGAAGAATTAATCTTTGCAGCCTTACATCATGATTTAGGTAAGGTTGGTGATTTAGAACATGATTACTATGTTATCAATGAATCAGAATGGCATAGAAAGAATCAAGGTAAAATCTATAATCACAATTCTGATTTAACTTTCATGACCGTAACTGATAGAGCATTATTCTTGTTACAACATTTTCAAATCCCAATGAATGAAAACGAGTATCTTGGTTTGAAACTTACTGATGGTATGTATGAAGATGCAAATGAAAAGTATCTAAAAACATTCTTACCAGAAACAGGTTTGAGAAGTCATATTGCTCGTATTTTACATCAGGCAGATATGATGGCAACATATATCGAGGGAGATGAATGGGAAAGAGCAGGACAAGTTGGTAAACAGAAAGTTGCTAAATCTGTTTCAAATATAAAACAAGCAGTAGATACAGAAGTTAAAACTAAACTCACAGGTGATTCACCAAAGGATTTATTTGATGAGTTGTTTGGAGATAAAAAATGATAATAGAAATAATCTTAGGAATAACAACACTAACTTTAGGTTTCACTACCTATAATCAAATGAGAAAAGTTGAGAGGTTAGAAACTTGGGTAGAAAATTATTCCGCAAGAATACTACAAACTAAAAGAAGATTGGATGAGTTAGATTCAGAGGGTAAGTTCGAATCAGATGATGAGATTGGAACAGTCTTCGAGGGTATCCAAGATGCCGTAAATGATTTAACAACAATAACAGAGCAGGAGATATAATGCCAAGAAAAGCAAAAAAGGGTTCACCAAGATATTATTTTAATCAAGGTACAGAGGATGCAATCATCCGTCATAATAAGGAAACAAGACCTTTTATGAGAGAACGAATTTACAACGAACATATTCGTGTACCATTTGAGAAACTTGCTGAGAATATTATCCATACCTTTAAGTTTTATTACTTTGATGTTCCATCAGAAGATGTTAAACATGAGGTAGTGAGTTTCTTGTATATGAACATTCATAAGTTCACAGAGGGTAAAGGTAAGGCCTTCTCATATTTCTCGATTGTTGCCAAGAATTATTTGATTCTACACAACAATAATAACTACAAGAGAATGAAGCAACATGATGGTGAAGAGGTTACAGATTACAAGAGAGACCCTGTAACAGAGATGAGAGGTATTGATACCAAATCAATGAAATCGGAATACATCATTCTTCTTGCTGATTATTGGAGAAATAATCTAACCACAGTCTTTAAACGAAAGAAAGATTTGGATGTTGCAAATGCAGTTGTTGAGTTGATTGATATGAGAGATAATATTGAGAACTTCAACAAGAAGGCACTCTATATTTTAATTCGTGAGATGACTGGTTCCAACACACAACACATTACTCGTGTTATCAATGTGATGAAGAAACATCATTGGGAATTACAGAAGAACTACCTACAATCAGGTTCTGTTGAAACAAAGTTCACTGGTTCGTGGTTCAATTAAATTTATACTACCAAGACTGGGATTACAGAAAAGATAATTCTGAAAAACATCCGCAGTTAAAGAAGATAACTTCTCAACCTAATTCTTTCTGGTTAGTTGATAATCCTATCAAACGAATCAAGAGGTTATCGAGTAGAGTTCACCGATTATGTAAACGAGCACATCCTTATCAACCTGTTATTGTTTTATATTCTATACCCGATAGGGATGTGGGTGGACATTCAAAGGGTGGGTTAACACAAACACAATACTTAGATTTCATTGATGAAGTTGTAAAAGGTATTGGTGATTACTCACCTATTGTTATTATAGAACCTGATGCAATTCCACATATGAGAAAAGGTATGGGATTCTATAAGAAACAAAAACGAACTCGTCTTATCAAATCTGCAATACAAAAATTATCTAAAACTAATGCAGTGGTTTATCTTGATATTGGACACCCAAATTGGTTAAAGAAAACTGATGCAATAACATTTTTAGGTATGTTCTATTCTAAGAAAGTACAAGGGTTCAGTATAAACACAAGTAACTTCGTAACAACCGATAAGTGTATTAGATATGGTGATAAAATCGCTGAACACTTTGGTTGTAGTTATGTAGTTGATACATCACGAAATGGTAACGAGGTGTGGGAAACATTTAATCCACAAGAAATGAAGTTAGGTAATAAACCTACTACGAATACAGATTCAAAATATTGTGATGCATATCTATGGATTAAAACACCAGGTGAAAGTGATGGTGCGGTAAATGGATGGCCAAAGGCTGGTAGATTTAACGCTGAGAAAACTTTAGAAATCTTGTAAGTAATGGGGGAGCCTCGGATGACTCCCCCATATTTATCCGATATAGTACTACTTACGGAATAAACCCACTAACACCAACAATGCGACGAGTCCAGCGAAGCCTGATTCGCCGAATGTGTTGATTATAGATGTTAGGTTACCAATAACATTAACACCGAAGATACCACTTCCGAAAATAATTTCAGAAATCGCACCTATGGCTACAAAGGATAACATTAGATGAGCTAAGTCATCTACATATCCTTTTACGAGTGTTATGATTTCCTGCATATGGTTTCTCTCCCGTTAGTTAATCAATTATGTCGGATTTTCACCGACATATAATAACTATAGTATATATTTAGAAAATAATTCTCATATATAAATATATACACCTATTTTTTGGAAGTTTAATATTTATTATTGATACAGAATAGGTAAAATTATGGCAATCGATTTCGAAATATTTGAGGGTAAAACCTTATCAGATGTATTCAAAGACATCTATGATAATTCCAAACGAAACAAAACTCAATTAGAAGTATTGATGAAAGAAGTAGTTGGATTTATTAAAGATGGCGATACGGCCGTTCAAATCATTCCTATGTTGAAAGAGTATTTAGAAATCAATGTAAAGAATGATGAACAATTAGTTAAACTAGCAACAATCGTACAGAGATTAGCACAAGGTAGTGCTAAGGGTGAATCTGAGGGAGAGTTTGGTTTAACTGAAGCAGAGAAAGAACAATTAATGAATAATATTCAACAGACTGTTGAAGAGTTACAAGACCATAGCGATAATATAGCAGCAAAAGTAAACTAATATGTCATATACAATTGGAAAGAAATCAGGTAACAAGACTGGTCCAATTTCATCTCGTGTACAAAATACAGAATCCATTCTACGATTATTGAAAGAAGTAGAAGATTCACCAAATGAATTTTATGAGTTAGAACCATTGGAAGTGGTAGCGGTGCATCTTGATGAAAGTAAAAAATATTTTCCACAAAAGAAAGATGGTGGACCAGATTATAGTTTTCTTGGTGGTGTAAAAGGTAGGTTTGTAAATTCAGAATTAGGAGTGAACTTAGATGCACTATCTGATTTCAAACCATTGAATCCAAACTTTCAAACAACACCAGTAGTTGGTGAGATTGTTATTGGTGTAAAATATCTTGGTCAATTATTTTTTACATCACAATTAAATTTATTTGGTAATCCTAACTTCAATACACAACATGGTATTAGTGTTGGTAAGAAAAAAGATACATTAAAATCTTCACAAGGTATTGATGATTTACCTAACTCTGATGATAAAGGAATAGAGACAGGACACTACTTTAAAAAACTTGATGATGCCAGAAAACTATTACCTAATGAGGGTGATGTAATTATTGAGGGTAGATTTGGTAACTCTATCAGAATAGGTAGTGATATAAAAAATGAAAATGAAGAATCACCTAATATGATTTTTAGTGTTGGACACACTATAGAGGGTGATACAAAAGTTCCAATAGAAGAGAAGATTGATACAGATGGTTCAAGTGTTTATCTCACAACAAATCAAGAATTAACATTTACAATTGGTGCGGAAAGTAAATTAGTTCCATCACCATATAATGGTAAACAAATTTTATTAAACTCAGATAGAATAATCTTAAACACAAAAGAGGGTGGAGATATTTTGTTCTCAAGTAATAACAATGTAGGTATAAGTGCAGTAAACGAAGTTGTGATTGAATCACCAACAACAAAGATTGGTGGTGTAGATGCAACAGAACCTATTGTGTTGGGTGATACATTAGAATCAAAACTAAATGATATACTAACACTAATAGAAACAGGTTTGTTAGCACCGACAGGACCAGTAGTGGTTGGGCCTGGTGCAGGTTTATTAGCATCACTTAAATCATCATTGGGTACTATTAAGAGTCCACAAAATAAAACGAAATAATGAGTTGGGAGATATTTAGAGCTGAGTACAAACAAGGATTAGATAACAATGATGATATGGCTAAGGTTATTGCTGAATCATATGACAAATGTGTAAAGACTGGAATGAGTGGAGCAGGAACTGCACCACCCGCACCATTAGCAGCAGGAAATGTAAGTGGATTACAAACAATGTTAAAAGCATGTTTCAGTAGTTACGGAGTAGTTCCATTATCAACATCATTGGATACAGGTTTAAAACTTTATTGGTTGGGTGGTACTACCGCTGCAGGAGCATTGGTAACCAACCCAGGCGTAACAGCATCATACATCGATGCTCAAGGAAAGTTGAATGAAACGATTGATGATACAATTGACCAATTTATAACGGCATTTAATATTTATCATCAACAGATTGTTTTTACAATCACAGCACCAACACCTTTAGTATCGGTAGGATATAACATAGCATAGGAGGTCAGTATGACTAAAAAAGAACTTGTAAGAATAATACAAGAAGTAGTGAAGATAGAAGTCAAAAAACAAGTGAAACAGATATTTATTAATGAGAATAAATCATCTCTAAAATCTCTCGCACCAAAACCAAAACCAGTTAAGAAAAAAGTTGTAAAACAAAAGAGAGAATTCGTTTCAGGTAATGATGCATTGAATGATGTATTAAATGAAACTATCGGTTTAAGTAAAGGTGATGAAATGGAAGAGTATCCAACAATGGGTGGTGGAACATTTGACTCTACAAGAGCATCAGAACTATTGGGATACGGAGATTCTTTAGCAGCAGGTGGTGATAAACAAGCACAAAGAAATGCTGCAGCTGCACAAACATTTAGAGAGAAAGGTTTAACTTCAAACCAAGTACCTCAAGATGTAATGAATGCACTAACAAGAGATTATAGTGATTTGATGAAACATGATAAATTCAAAAGTAGAAAATAATGGCTGAAAATACATCCACATTAACTAATCCATCAGTAAGAACTATCAACGAAGATAGTGATGCGTTCTTTGGATTAACCTTTCCACTTACATACACAAGTGGTAATGCTGGATTCTTTCCACGAAGTTCTACAATTCGAGAACAAGTTTCTACGAATATAAAAAATTTATTACTTACAATTCCAGGTGAGAGAGTTAACCAACCAACATTTGGCTGTGAGTTAACTGCTTTGATATTTGAACCAGCCGAAGAGGGTTTGGAAGAAAGGATAGAAACAGCAATTGCAGAGTCATTGGCACAATGGTTACCATATGTAACAATAGGTTCAATTGATGTTGTTCTATCACCAAATGAAAATAATGTTTTAGTAAATTTAGAGTTTAATGTAGATGTAGATGATGAAGATGCACCTGAACAGATATCATTTAACTTCAACACAGGAGGATAATAATGGCTTTGGATGTAGAATACGGAACCAATATTAAAAAAGAGAAAAAGAAAGTAAAGTATATTGGAAGAGATTTTAGTTCAATAAGACAGAACCTTATTGAGTTTGCAAAATCATACTATCCAACTGCCTATAATGATTTCAACGAATCATCACCAGGTATGATGTTTATTGAAATGGCATCTTATGTTGGGGACATGTTAAGTTACTATGTTGATAATCAGTATCGTGAAACTTTATTACATAGTGCAGAAGAAAAGAAAAATATTTTTAAGATTGCACAATCATTTGGATACAAACCAAAACTAAGTACACCTGCAAGTGTAGTTTGTGATTTAACACTTGAAGTTCCAGCAGATGGTAGTGGTGATACTTATGAACCAGATTTAACTTATGCATTAAAAGTAAATGCAGATAGTATATTCTCAAGTAAAGGTGGTAGAAGTTTTAGATTGATGGATGATGTTAACTTTGCTTTCTCATCTTCTTTCGATACAAGAAAAGATGTTGTTTCTAAAACAGAGGGTGATATACCAACACACTTTACATTAACTAAAAAAGCAATATTAGAAAGTGGATTTAAAACTTCTGAAGATTTTACTTTTGGTGATGCGGTAAAGTTTGATAAAATTATTTTAAGTAAAGAAAATGTTATTGAGATTACTTCAGTAGTTGATGATGATGGAAACACATGGTATGAAGTTCCTTTCTTAGCACAAGATACAGTCTTCCAAGATATGGAAAACAATTCTACAAACTCACCTGATGTTTCAGCAAGTTCAGATGCTGCTCCTTTTTTATTAAAGTTGGTAAAAAGTGCTAATCGTTTTACACGATACATTAGAAGTGATGGTAAAACAGAATTAAGATTTGGTGCAGGAACATCTACAAATGCAGATGAGGAAATAATACCTAATCCAGATAATGTTGGTAGTTCACTTGGTACAGGTTTATCTAAACTTGATGAATCATTTGACCCAAGTAATTTCTTAAAGACAAAAGCTTTTGGACAGGCACCAGGTAATATTACATTGACTGTAACTTACACTTATGGTGGTTCACAAATAGATAATGTTGTTAGTAGTGAGATTACTAATCTTGATACTATATCCACAACACTTGATGAAGATGGATTAGATACAACAAAATTAAAAGAAACAAAAGAAAGTTTATCAATTATAAATAATGAACCAGCAACTGGTGGTAGTGGTGGAGAAACACCAGAACAAGTTAGACAAAACGCAGCAGCATATTTTGCTTCACAAAATCGTGCAGTAACTAAAGAGGATTATATTGTTAGAGTTTATTCACTACCACAGAAGTATGGTGCAGTTGCTAAATGTTTTATCGTACAAGATGAACAATTAGAAGTTAACACACAAACGATTATGAAACAAGGTAAAATTGTTAAACAACCAAACACAAGTGTGATACCTAATCCACTTGCATTGAATATGTATGTGTTGGGTTACGATGGTAGTAAACATTTAGTTGCATTGAATGAAGTTGTTAAACAAAACCTAAGAGTTTATTTATCTCAGTATAGATTAGTAACAGATGCTATTAATATAAAAGATGGATACATTGTAAACATCGGAGTAAGATTTAGTATTATCACACAAAGAGGATATAACAAAAACGAAGTATTATTAAGATGTATTGATGCAGTTAAAAAACATTTCAATGTGGATAACTGGTCAATAGGTCAACCAATTATATTGAGTGATATAGCATACAAGATTTCTTTAGTAGAGGGTGTGGCAAGTGTTGTACCACCTGAAGATGATAATCCACAAAAACAAATAGTGGTTGTTGAAAATAAATATAGAACTGAAGATGGGTATAGTGGACATATATATGATATGCAATCTGCAACAAAAGATGGTGTGATATATTCTTCCCTTGACCCAAGTATATTTGAACTTAAATACCCAAATACAGATATTGAGGGTAGAGTAATAGGAGATGTATAGTGTATTATTTTGAATATCCAATAACCGATACAACAATTTATGAGGGTAATGTAACTTCTTCTATCAATACAGGTTTAGACCAAATATTAGAAGTAGAGAAGCATGTAAACTCTTCAGGTACTACAATAAATGCATCAAGAATTTTAATTAAATTTAATTATGGGTATATATCATCTTCAGTACAAAGTGGAGTAATTCCAAGTACTGCAAAATATTATTTAAATTTATATGATGCAAGTTCAGAAGAATTAGCAGTAGAACAATCACTATTTACTTATATGGTTAGTGGAAGTTGGAGTGGTGGTACAGGTACAAAAGATAGAGACCCAGCACTTAGTGATGGTGCAAGTTGGAAGTATCGTGATAATGATACAACAAAAACAGAATGGGTAAGTGGTAGTTTAACACAAGGTGGTACTTGGTTCACATCAAGTTTAGGTGAGTATGAAGTAAGTTCATCACAAGATTTGGTTTATGAGACTCGTGATATTAGAATGGATGTTACTGATTTGGTTAAGAATCATATTTATTCATCATCAGTTTATCCAAACAATGGATTCATCGTAAAGAGAGAAAACCTTGTAACTTCAGAAAGTATGTTTACAGTCTTTGACCCAACAACATCAACTGGTTCTGCAGAGGGTAATTCTACACCATTAGGACATCTAAAATTTTTCTCAAGAGAAACTCATACAATATATCCACCTAAATTAGAAGTAGAGTGGGATGATAGTTCTTGGGATACAGGTAGTTTATCAGAATTAAGTTCTACAGATTTAGATAGATTAAAAATTTATTTCAATAATTTGAAACCAGAATATAAGGAAAAATCAAAAGTAAAATTTAGATTCACAGGTCGTGAACTATATCCTACTCGTGGATTTGATACAACACCAGCAGCATTGACTGTTAAGTATTTACCAAGTGGTTCTCAAGCATTACAACAAGGTACATATTACTCAGTAAGAGATGCAGATACTGAAGATGTAATTATACCATTCGGTACAGGTTCTATTGTGAGTTGTGATTCCACAGGTAATTATTTTAATCTTTGGATGAATGGATTCCAACCAGAAAGATTCTATTCTTTCTCAATTAAAGTAGTTAGTGGTAGTGGTGCAGACCAATCATCTATGATATACGATGAAGATTTCACATTTAAAGTGGTGAGGTAAAATGCCGTACACAGGTCAACAATTTAGAAAATACGATTACTACAAAAACATCGAGGATGCAGATAAAGAAAAACAATTAAGAGATGCATTGAACGAAAAGAAACGCATGGAAATAAGTGGTTCTATTGTTGATGCAACTAATCCTATTAGAGATGAAAATGGTTTCTTACTTTCTTTTGAATCACCAGATAAACCAGGTACATCAATTGAAGAAGATTATCAATATGTTAGATTACAAGTAAGACAAAATTCTGGTACAACGGATAGGGTTGTTAAATTTTTTGGTAATGATATACAATTTTTAGAAATCTTTCCAAAAGAACCTGAAGATGATGAACCAGATGTTGATATCAAAGCATTAGAAGAAGAATTAAATGATGGAATAGATAGACAAAATGAATTGAACAATAGTTTAACAGATGCAATCAATACCTTAAATAAAAAGATTGCTGAAATGAATAACACCACATCAACCGATGTTGAAAAGAAAAAAGATAAACCTAAAAAGAAGAAAAAGAAAGAGAGTAAGTTAAAGAAAGCTGGAAAGAAGATTAAGAAAGGTTTAAAGAAAATATTTAGTGATGAAAGATTAAAACGAGATATCGTACCACTTGGTATGGAGAATGGATTCAACATATATGGGTTCAGATACATATGGGGTACACAAAGATATAAAGGTGTTATGGCACAAGAAGTTATGAAAACTAATCCACAGGCCGTTGATAAATTCTTTGGAATATATAGAGTGGATTATGATGAAATCGGAGTGGAGTTTGGTAAATGTTAGAATACGGACTAACGGATAAAGATAAAGAACAATTAGAATCACCAAAAACAGTCTATAGTGGATTTGGTAGAGATAATTCTGATTACATTCATCTATATGTTTATGATATGGAAGATAACTATGTAGATGATGATATCTTTCCTGCAGGTGAAGTAAAGTTTCCAACACCTAACTTAGTTGATTTAGATATAGGTACACATCTTCGTATGATGGGTTTAGAACTTGGAGAGTATAAAGTAAAATATTTATTTCTCAGAAGATTGGCAGGTAAAAAAGATGATGTATTAACTAATGATGATGGATTTGTACACATTGGAAAAGCACAAGTACGAATGGTAAATGGTCGTACTCGTTACTTCTCATCAGATAAAGAAAAACTTTCTGAGGGTAAATCAAAAGAATTAACACCAAAAAAATTACAATACCGAATTAAACAAATATCACCTAATCGTAGAGAAATAAAGGTTGATATACAAGATATAAAAAATGTTCCTTATCAAAAAGATTTTGCATCTATCAATAAAGATATGGTGTACACACCTAAAAAAAATGTAGCAAACGCTGGTAAAATAAAATTTGATAAAACCGATGGTAATGTTTTACAATTCATCACAGGTAATAACGAAAGAGGATTTACTGATAGTATGGTTGGTGGACAAATTGTTATACCTGGTGCATTTGAATATACAGTCTCAAGAGAAATTGTTCAAGAGATAATTGTTAAAGATGTTGTAGAGGTTAAAAGACCTGATGGTGAATTAATGTTAAAGACTGGAAAGAAAGCATACAATGGTGCTCTTAAAGGAAAACCTGAACCAGTCATTGAACAGATAGCAGAAGTTCCTGCACCAGATGATACTTGGCAAGAGTTGGATAGAGATGATGATTACGGAAGTGTTTGTTTTGTTGGTGATACAAAAATAAAATTAAGTAACAATCGTACCATACCAATCAAGATGATGAAACCAGGTATGAAAGTTAAAACCGAACAAGGTTTTGCAAAAGTATTAAAGGTGGTAAAAGATAATAGAGGATATGGTGATAAGTTAGTTAAGTTTGGTAATCTTATCACAACCGACCACCACCCAATTAAACATCGTGGTAAATGGTTTATGGCCAATGAAATTGGAAAAGAGTTTATATCAGGACCATTAGATGTTTGGAACTTGGTACTTGATAAACATCATACAATTATCGCCAACAATGTAACATCTGCTACACTTGGTAAGTGGAGAAATATAGAACACTTCTTACATATGAGAGACCATCGTTTTAATATGTTAAGAATATTTGAAGATGATTTTGATAAAGCAGGTTCAGGTGGAGGAGATAATACACCACCACCAACAGACCCAAATCCAAATTCACAAAGTCCAGCAGAAGATTTTGCTGATAAAATATTTGGTAGTAATTTATTTCCAAAACGAAGACCAAACCTTGAACCAAGAAATGAATTTATTGTTAATGAAAGAATTAAACCTTTTGGTAGAAAATCTCTCGAAAGATTATTAGGTAAACAACTTGTTAAGTTTCAAGATAAACCAGAAGAACTTGATAGAGAAATATTTCCACAAGAAGATGAGTTTGAAGATGTAACAATTACTGAAGAAGTTGTTATTGAAACATTTAAAGATATACCTGTAGATTATAGTGCTAGAATTGTTGAGGTTTTAGATTATAATAAGATAAGAGTTGATGTAACTTATGAACAAGGTGCTAATGATGCTGAACATAGTGGTGATGATTTAGCAACAAGTGTGTTTGATGAATTTCTTGTTAACTATAGAAAGAATAAAATCTCAAGATTGAATACATACATGGTTAGTGATAGTGGATATCACTTGTGTACTAGCATAATAGATGCACCACCTGTTACTATTCCTAATTCAGAAAAACAAAAAGATTTACCATTTAGAGATATTGCTGATAAAACTGCAAGATATATAAAATTATATCAACCAATGGAAGAAGTTGAAAAGGGTGATTTGGTTTATTTCGTTGAAGAAAAAATGGAACCATATGAAGACCAAATTAAAATAATACCATTTGAAGAAGATGATGAAGAATTATTATTTCTTAGAGTTCCAAATTTAAACTCTGTAAATAATCCAATAAATTTCAGAGGAACTAAATTTCAAAAATATGATGATTTACTTGGAACTGATGAGACAACACAAAAGGATATAATTGATACAATACAATCAGGTAGTTTACTTGATGTTCAAGTAAATATTGATTATCAAAAGAGAACGGATAAATTAGGAGATGATAGAACCGATTATGGTTTTGGTAACTTCGTTAACTTTAGTGGAGCAGAAAATAGATTAAGAAACTTTAAGAAGAAAGTTGAATTGATACAAACATATACAAAAGATGTTGGAGATTTGGCTAATGTATCAAGTTCACTTGGTACAAGAAATAGTTTAAATCTAAAAAAACGAGCAGTTATAAATTCGTTTAATCCATATGAAAAGTTTTTATATACGGTCTCATCAAGTTATGCAACGAGTTCAGTAGGTGAGTTTTATGATTCATCTTGGCCTAAATCAACAACATCTGAACCACATTCAATTTATCATACATCAAGTTCTGAATTTACCACTTGGTATAATACTTGGACTGGATATGCAAAAGAATATGATAGAAATAATCAAGATAGTTTAAGAAATAATTTACCACTTCATGTACAAGGTGATACACAAAATAATGTGTTCTTAGATTTCATGGATATGATTGGTGAACAATTTGATGAGGTGTGGAGTTACTTACGACACTTTACAGATGTTAACGAAAGAATACCAAAAATATCA